GTTATCTTTCCAAGGTTTCTCGATAGTCCAAAAAACATGTTCCCCATAAACGGCTTTCCCCAAGGTTCGATCTGGCAATAAAGCAAATCTAGTTATTTCAATCATCGGTCAATTTCTCTTCAAAACAGCGTAAGTATATCTCATTTTATATATGTTATGTTTATGTAAAAAGTTTTGTTGACATTGATGATAGGATGATTAAAATAAATATCAGGAAAACGGAGAAGAGCAATGATAGTTATTGAGTACAGAGTCGAGCAGCGTAGATCGCCTCTTATCAGTGGTAAAGAGCACCCTGATTTTCGAGTGGCATTGTATGCAAATGGCGAGTGGAAAAACGAATGGGGCAATCTATGGAGCAAGAAGAAAGCCGATGAGGTCGCTAAACGTTTAAACAAGAACATTGAAAAGGGGTTTCTATGAATCGACTTACTAAAATCGGTATCGGGCTAATTGTTTTTTTGCTTGTATTGCTTGTGTCTAGCCAAGACTTTGAGCACCAGACCATGATTGAAGGCGAATATACGTACAACGTCTGCTCTGGCTTCTGGCCTGATTACAAAGATCTTAAACCTGACTGCGAGACTGGCGAATGAACGGGAAATGGAGCAAAGAGAATTTCGAGCAATTTGACCGCGAAAACCCAGAAATCTTTAAGACCTTCGCACACTTCGCATTAATCGCTACCCGCCACAGGCGCTATTATTCGGCCAAGGCTGTTTTTCATCGGGTCAGATGGGAGACTATGGTTTCAGGCAAGGATGATTCTTATAAGATCGATGACGGCTGGATTAGTCATTACGCCAGAAAGTTTATGATCTGCTACCCCGAGCATGATGGCTTCTTTCAGACTCGCAGCCGCCGGGATAGTTACCACAACGTTTCACGTGAAACACTAGGAGAGAAAAATGAAACCAACTAGGAATGAGCTTTTGTTAGCACTACTTGCGCTTGTCAAAGTGCGGGAGACTTACGATAACCTTGACCCTTGTGATGACATGGAGGTTTTGGACGTTATCAGGCTGCTAGATCGATTACAGTCGGAGATGCCTAACTGACGTTATCGTCTAGGGCTGTTTCCCTTTCTATCAGGATCTCAATGTAGTGCGCTGCCTTCCTGAGATCCTCGACACCGCCCTTATCACGCCACCGACTAATGTACTTGACGACCGCATGTTCACAGATGCCCAAGTCGTTCGCCAGTGCATACTCTAGCGGCTGAATCATCATGGTTTTGTAATGGCTGCCCCCACACTGCCGATCAAGTGCGCTCATACTAACTCCTGAATGTTTGCTTTCAACCTTCCTTGCTCCCCGTACAATTTGTGGAGGATTACGCAGGTCATACTGCGAGAACTGGCATAGCCAGCACCAGCGTGATAAGAATCCGCAGGTGCAAGAATATTCCAACTTTCGAACAAGGCTCCAGAGTATTCCTCCTGATTCTTGTGGTGGATGTGGCCCGTCCAGACGAAGGTGTGATCTGACTCGCCCCATTGTTTCCTCAAATTACTAACAATTGACCCGTGAAGGTTGGACATTTTAATCCGATCTCCATGGTGAGTGACAATCAGATTCTTCCCCCATTGCCACCAAACGAACTTGCTTGCATTATCAAATACCTTAACCCTTGGATCTTCCTCAAAGTAAAGACGCATAACCTCATTAAGCCAAAGCGCAGCATCTGGGTCATGGTTGCCTCGGACGTTCACAATCCACACTTGATTATGCTTCTCAAGCATACGTAAAACGGTACGTTTTATCACGTTGCTGGCTGCGCGAATGGTCTTTGAATACCTACCGTCCGAATCTAGTAGGTTTTTAGAGCTAGGGGTTGAGCTGGTGCTGTCGTTTACATGCATGAAGTCGCCAAGATTAACCAGCACACCAACCTCGCCCGATGGCGCAGAGCCTACTAGCCGATCTATCGCGTTCTCTAAAAGCGTTTGGCTAATTTTAACGTCGTAGTCGTCGCCCATCGTCTCAGTGTGGTGAGCAAGCATCCCAAGGTGATGATCGCCAATAATGTAGCTAACCATAAGATCGTTGTCAGTGCTTGGAGGCGCGTCTGCGGGGGCATGTATTCCGGTGACTTCATCCTTAAATCCATCGACAAATTGAGCTATAAGTTCTTCTAGTTTTTCTCGGTCGGGCTCTTGAATGTGCCATTGCAGGACGATCTCGTTGTCCATGTTGTAGGCGGTCGAGACCCGCTTGGTTGTAAATCCCGGCGCTACTTGCCTGTTAAGATTGTAGTCAGGTGCGAATCCTTTGCGGCTTGCTCGCTTGTGTACTTTACCGACAACCTCAGAAATGCGTCTTGGCTCTTTGCCCAGTTGATTAGCGATCTCGGTCTGAGACATGCCGCTGATGTGCATCTCGATTACCTGTGTCTGATAATCGGTGTTGCAGTATTCTAAATGCTCAGGGACACTTTTACTCGTCATCGTCTTCTGACCAGATCATGTGGGCAAAAACATTCGACGCGACTTGCAAGCGCCCAATAATGCTTGAAAGACTATCCGGATCTGTGGAAAACGAGCCGGGCATTTGCAGATCGAATCCGTCTTGACGCTCGATTACAATAACTGCCCCGCTTACATCTCCAGCCTCGCAAGCCTCCAAAAGATCACGCAAGGTTTCGCGTACCTCTTCTGCATTTCGATCTAAGATTGAGACTTGGCCCATTCTTTGTTTTTCGCCTGATAAATCGAGAGCAAATCTTTCAGCTCGTCGATTGTGTATTTCTTTGGATCTTGCGGCCCCTCAAGCCTCTCCACTGCCTCCAAACCTATCTTGTTAATTAAGTTTGGCCGATATTCTGCCAAATTGCCACTTTTATGATTGTTGCAAACGCTGCATTGTTTGTGGGTATTTTGCTCGTCAAATCTCAAGATCGCAGAATGACCTCCCACGCTCATGTAATGGCCAGCATGATATTGCCCTTGATGATGCCTCTGGCAGCTTATGCAAGGGTCTTTGTGATCTCTCTGGCGTATAAACTTGTTGAACTCAACTTGTACTCGCTTAATCCAATACCCGCGATCTTTCTCCCTCGCCTTTTTCTTCTCCTGCCTGATTGCTCTTTTGTTTAGCCTTGCAGCCTCTGCTCTGCCAAAGTCAACCAAGCACTCGACGTTATTGCAGGTCTTTTGGAAGGTGCTGAACTCAGGCACAAAAGGTTGTAGACAAATCTTGCATTTCTTAGCCATACCGATAACTCTCAATATCTCAATGACTAAGGATAAGTTATTTCCTTGGAATGTCCCACATCTGTGGATCTGTGAGCTGGAACCCAAGCCCCTCGAAATGCTTTTTGACCTCATCCAAAAAAGCCCCGTGTTGGGCAATGTTCATTGCTGACGTAACCGGAAAGTCGAACGGTTCAACCATCAATTCGAGTTTCTGTTCGTAGGGCATTGGCCTAATGATTCGGTCATACTTTGCGCGGTACTCTGGACTATCTCTTCGAAGGATCGGAACTCCAAAATGCAGCTTGCAATAACCTCTATACTCCCACGCTTTTTGATCCCCTTGCGCTTCTGCATCACGAAACCATTGCCACTGCGTTCTGTTCTGCGCCAGTGATCTAGCCTTAGAAGCCTTTTTAATTGCTACGTCGATAGGATAGGACAGCTCGACTTGTTGCAGCATCGTCAATAAATTGTTTTTGTCCTCTTCACCGTGCAAAACCATGTGGATTTCAGACGCTGATAACATACCCCCAAGGTTATCATTACCTAGCGTTTTCATTTCCGCTAGGCGCTGTTTTTGGCGCTCTGTGGCCTGCTGTGATGCCTTCCTCATCTGAGCCTCGCAAACATTCTTTTAGTTTCGGCTATCTGCTCGTCGGTGACTTCGTACAGAGACTTTTCGCCGGTTATACAAACATCATGATGATATTGTGTGAACGTGAAAGATCGACAGACCTGACAAACCGCGGTGTCTCGGCTTGGCCTGTGCGCTGGCTCTAACTTTATCTCCTCTAGCATTTCCTTGAACTCACCCAAGGTAGGAGCAAACTTCTTAAACTTCTCAACAACCTTTAAGGTCGCTTTGTGGATCAATGCCTGATCGTAATGCTTTAAATATGACCACCACAGCTTCTTAGTCGAGGCTATGTCCTCGTCTGAGGTGTCATTTAAAAATGACGGGTAATTCAACCGCATGATTCCAAAAAGCTGATTTATATAGCTCTTGTCTAAATCCTCACCAATCTGTGCTGGTTGCGATCTTCGTTGCGCTGTGACGGCGTTGTTGACGATTCTTCCGCTCGTATATTGTTTTCCATCCATTGCTGTTTGCCTCCTCGACTAATTCTTTGATGTCCTCTCCCTGCTTCGCTAACTTCTCGGCCTTGTTGGCAAGAGTCGCCAAAGCGCGAGCCGTATTCGTAGCTTTCAATCTGCTCCGAGTTTTAATGTACTCAGTAAGTAATGGGGTATCTACACCCAGCGCATTCATGCGCTTGAAAACGCTTTTTATTTTATCTGTATCTGTATCTGTATCTGTATCTGTATCTTGGGCCGTTACAGTAACATGCTTGTAACGTTTCTTTTCCGTTACATTGTTTTTAGGCTTTAGTTTTGCCCTGTATTTTGCGACTCGCTCCTTGCTGCTATCAGATCTAAACTGTCTGTCATCCCAGCTAATCGGGCAGAAGTTTTCGTCAATCAGGTTTACAGCCAGCAAGCGGCTTTTCAAATCATCCAGCTCTGCGAATGATAATCCTAGCTTGACGCTTAACGCTCTCTCTAGCAACTCCCCGCTGCCTTTCATGATGCCCTGATTCTTGCAAGCCAGTATAGCTACATAGTGCCATCTGTCTGAGAATGCCAAGCATCGTATCTTGTAGTTGTCGATTATCTCGCTGTATAATCTAAACCAAGGTGGGTTATCGTTTGACCGCATTTCCTCTCCTTCTCCTTGTTGGGCTCCTTCGGGAGCCTTTTTTTAATCCCCGCTCCAAACCCTTTTGGTAATGCGGCGCTCAATGCGCTTCACCTCGAAGTCCTCAGTGCAGAGAATCCACATTCCTTCCTTGCAGAGCCAAGTGTACACAAGCTGGCGCGATACGCCTGCGACTCTTGCGAGTTGTGATTGGCTCATGCCACTCTCCTCTAAAAAATAGGCTAATCGCATTTCAATTAACCCCGTTGCCTGACTCATAGCTACCTCCTGCGGCAGATCATATATTGTTATGGCTGTAAAATAAAGCGTTT